ACTGTCCTGGCTTACGAACGACACCGCAGATGGTGTCAGCCTTGAACGACGAGTCCTTGGTACGGTTGATGGTCGTTAGCCCGACGGCTAGCTGACCTTTGGTGCTTTCACCTCGTGCCTCGTAGTACATGTTAGAGGCGAGGCAGGTTACTTCTTGCTGACGAGCGTCCGTGCCGTCAACACTACTTGCGAGAACTTTCCCGCTCGTCACCAGCAAAAGCATGGCGAGTAGTACAGATGCTGCTTTCATGTTTTTCTCCTGTAGCGAGAAAAGGCGGCAATGAGCCGCCCTTTCCCTTACGCAGAGGTCCGATTAACGGAGTGCGTTTGCGCCGAAAACACGGTACGCGATACGGTTGTTCGACTTGCGCGGGGTGCCCAAGCGATAGTTCGCGATGCCGTTGGCATTGATGTTGGAATAGATCGGCTCACCTTCTTCACGCAGGCGACGAATCACTTCATGCGGGTTGCCCGCGCCGAACTTGTTCGCAATCTGACGTGCAGTCAGGGTCTTACCCTGATTGAGAGCCGCCAGAACGCGAGCGGTCTGGGACGAGTTGTTACGATTGGCCATGCTGTAAGATCCTCATTCACGTTTATGATCAATGGACGACAACCGCCCAGAGAACTCTTAGGATAGTCTTTCAAAAACCAATGTTACAGGTGGAACTTCTTGTAGAACTCCAAACGAGCCTGCTTCAACAGCTTCAGGTTCGGTGCCACTTCATCAACGAACACGGAACACTCCTTCTGCCCGTCAACCGCCATGAGGATCACCAACTCTTCGATCTGCTCGCCGGTATGCTCCTGCCACATCTGGGAGTAGCCTGCTGCTTGCATGAAGTAGTGGTCGATCCACTCGCGCTTCTTTGGCTTTCGAGAGGTCTTGTAGTCGATGATGCACAACTTCCCACGGTACGTGGCGATCAAGTCAGCCGTACCTGCGATGCGCAGTTCATCACTGTACATCTGCAGTTCGATTGCTCGAACGTCACTCACGTCATTCAACTGACGTTGGATCGCGCCGAAGTTCGCCAGCGCGTCAGGCATAGTCTTGCGCTTGGTGAACTCAAAGTCAGGGCTGGCGATCAGGTAGAGCTCGGACAACAAGTGAACCGCCGTGCCGCGCTTGGCAGCATGGTCGGAGATACGCTTGGCTTCCTTCTCGCCGATGCGCTTCTTCCAATCTTCCAAGAACGACTTGTCCTGGATCGCCCCGACTACGGACGACTGAGACGGATACAGTTTGCCGCTGGGAACGCGGTAGCGACGGAAGTCCTCCGCGTTGATCTGCTCGATCTTCGGGAACTTTGGGAGGTATGTCGCGCGAAGATCAAGTGCACCCATCAGTACAGTACCACGACCCGCTTGTAGCTGTCGCGGTCTTCCTCGTACTCTTCGACCATCTCATCCACGTCGTCGCTCGCATAGACTTCCGCGTCATATGCGTCCGGGTTCGGGCTGTAGGCATCACCGTCCAAGCCATAGATCTGCGAGAAGCCGTTGCCCTCGTCGTCTTTCTGCTTGATGACTTGCAGTTCCGGATCCAGCTTCTGCAGCTGTTCGATCAGTTCACGCACTTTCATTGATCACTTCCTCATGTCAAAATGAAAGAAGGGGTCCGAAGACCCCTTCTGGTTACGCAGCGCGGGTAGCATCCTCGCGAGCGCAGATGTAGTCTTTCACGAACTTCGAGCGAACGATGTCGGCTCGGGTAAACTCAACGGTCTCAACACCCTTCATCGCTTCCAGGATCTTGACAGTCTGGTTGAAACCAGATTTGTCATGTCCCTTCAGGTCAGACTGATAGTAGTCGCCACACAATACAATCTTAGAGTTGTCGCCAATACGAGTGATCACGGAATCCAGTTCGTGACCTGTATTGTTCTGTGCCTCGTCAACGAGGATGATCGCGTTGTCGAGGGTGAGACCACGGACGAAGCTGGTGCACATGAATTCCAGCTTGCCATGATGCTTCAGGATATCGTAGGCGTCATCTCGACCGCACAGGTCGGAAACGATGTCGCGATACGGTGTCTCGAAGTGCATGATCTTTTCGTCAAGCGAACCTTTCATGAAACCAAGGTCGCGGGTCTGTACAGCAGAACGGACGATGATAACCTTGCGGAAATCGGTCTTGTCGGCGTACTCAAGAACCTCACGAAGTGCGAGATACAATGAAATGTAGCTCTTGCCTGTGCCAGCGCATCCATTGAGAAGCAGATGATTCTGCCAGAAGGATTCAAACACGCGTCGCTGAGGATCATTCTTTGGCTTGATCTCTTTGACGAGGTTGATACCGCCGGACTGGGAACGGGCGGACTTCTTGGATGACTTGTTGCTGAAGTGAGCGACTGGCTCAGACTTACGTGCTCGTGGCATGTACGTATTCCTTAATCGTACTTGATTGTAGACCTCGTGCCAGCTCGTTTGGAGATGTGCTTCAGCATGTCGCGGAAGTTTGCGTCTGGTTTGCGTAGACCTAGACGTACTGAATCACCGATGGCAGGAGCACCAGAGAAATGAATCTTCTTGTTCGGATTCGCTACTAGAAACTCTTCCATCTCTGCGATGGACATGAGCTTCGTTGAAACCTCCTGCGTGTCGGTATCGATGAATTCGTAAAGCGGCATATCTATTTATTCCTCTTCGTCTTGCTCCGAGGCGATGACTGCCTCTTCGTAGTCCTGCATGTGTTCGATCAGCCGTTCCTTCGTCATGATCTTCTTGTGCTCGAGAGCGCCAGTGACGATCCCGAACATCTGTCCAACACCTTTGTTGAAACCGCGTGAATGCATGACCCAACCATAGATCGTCGCAACAACGAGTGCGATTCCCCATGCGATGAGTGGATCAGTCGACATACTCCTTCTCTCCGGTGATGATGGTGAAGACTTCACGCCAGTTGTTCGCTACGAGGATGTCGCCATCCTGGTAGTCAGCGTTGTGTGGATGACGCATGAGAATGGGACGCAAACCCAGAGCAAGACCCTTCTCAGCATTATGTAGGCTATCTTCGATCCACCACAACTGCGAACCCTTCCATCGGGAGAGAACCGGAGTCTTGTCACCGCACAAGTCGATGATGTTGTGCTCATCAAAGACCTGACCGAACAACGACTCCAGGTTGTATCGACGCAGTGCCTGCGAAGCAGGTGTTCCGCCGAACGAAGTACAGGTGATGAAGCGATAACCCTTGTCGGTCAGGCGCTTCATGTAATGTCCTGCCTCTCCATACGGGCGGAGGAAGGCTGCGTGCGCTGAGGAATTGAATTCCGTCACACGATCCCACATCACACCGTCAGGTAGGCAGTAGACGTCAGCCAGAGCATATGAACCCCGATCTCCACATCGGTCGTACCCATACTCGTGCTTCATCCAGATGGCGAAGGACGCGTCCCAATCCAACAGGACACCGTCAACGTCAGTAAGAATCACCTTGTTCATCATCTTCCTCGTGGTCGCCATAGTCATCGAACTCGGCAACATCCTTGTGACGAAGCGCGGTTTTGATGCGCGCTTCATCACGACTATTCACTCCGCGAGGTTGAGTCTTCGGACGACGAAGGTCACCACGATCACGGCTCTCATATTGCTTTTTGAACGTCATGACTCTTAGCCGTCAATCCCCGGGAACGCCTTCACGACCTGCTTCGGATCGAGACCTTCAGGCAGCTTCTTGTCCTTCAACAGGAGCAGCAGCTTGGCATCGTCCTTGTGGACGGCTTCGAGGATGTCGATGAAGATCTTCTCACGACGCGTCTGCTTCAGATCGTCGTACTGACCGCCCTTGATGAAGATCGCCATGCGACGACTTTCCTTCGCGAGAATGCCCCACTCGTCATGCTCGGCTGGCTTGTATGGAGGAGCGCCTTCCGGCAACAGCCACACGATGTTGGCTCCCATAGCAAGGTGCAGGAAACTCGAGATCATCTGAGCCTTCGGATGAGTTTGCAGGAACTCTGCCTGCTTGTTCTTCGGAAGACCTGCGGCTTGAGTAAGGATGTGACTGATGGGTAGCTTCATTTCGTAGATCTCGGTGTAGGACGTGGGTTCAGAAGTCGTTGATGAAGGCGTGGAGGTTCTTGAGCCTCTTCGCAATGAAGTAGTTAGTAAGCTTCGTGCGAGTCTTACCAGCTTGGCTTTCATACTGCTCCATGACCTGCTTGCGAATCTCTTCCGGAACGAAGTCCAGGTCGATCATCTGTTGGTTGCGTTTCCAGTTGCGGAGAAGCGTCTCGTTCTCCGGGTTATCCGGATAGTTCTTGAAGTAGCCGTCCATCTTCGTTTCTTGCATCGGCTTCTGGCGCTTGCCCTTCACAGCGAGAGTGTCGTCATCGCTGAGGAAGTTCGGTACACCGTCACCAACGTCGCCGCGAAGGATCTGTTCCGCAAGGAACTTCTTCGGGTTGTTGCAGTTGAACATGCGCTTGTTCACATGATCCCACTGCTTGACGTTGTCATACTTCTGAAGTTGCTGGAAGTCCTTGTCGCCCGAAACGATCAGGATGTCCTGACGATCGAAGCCCATGACCAGGTCCGTGCCGAACTGATGGCAGAGGGTAGCGATGACGTCGTCAGCTTCCGCGTTCTCCACCTCAATGACACGATACGGGAAGAACTCGCGAAGCTCTTCCTTGAACTTGCCGAACGACTCAAAGATGAGTGTCCAGTCCAATTCAGACTCGGCA